GTTTATCAGAGAGCTTGAGTACGATTTGCTCCACAGAACCGACGCCAATATCGGTGTACTTGCACTCGAGGAAGATGTCGCAACGACAGCTCTGGGAATTATGTCGGTGGCGTCATCTAGGCGGCTGCACTTGGAGGAAGATACGCCTATTGATGAGCTTAGACCTCACTGGGAAGCAACGATGGGTTCTGGACGTTATTACCTGTTCGATCACTGGGGATCAACGTCTGCCGATGAGCTTCTTTCAAGAGTACGGCACATGGCAAAAGCCTGTGACTGTCGATACATCATCCTCGACCACTTGTCCATCGTGGTTTCTTCTCAAGAGAACGGGGACGAACGGAAGGCTATAGACGAGATTATGACAAAGCTACGCACACTGGTGGCAGAGACAGGAATCACACTGTTCCTCGTGTCGCACCTGAAGCGTACCTCTGGCACAGCACACGAGGACGGAGGCCGCATAAGCCTACAGGATCTCAGGGGATCTCAGTCTATCGCACAGCTATCAGATATTGTCATAGGCATGGAGCGTAACCAGCAACACGAGGACGAGGACACTAGGAACACAACGTGTGTACGCATACTCAAGAACCGCTACGCTGGAGAAACTGGACCCGCTTGCTGGCTACGGTACGACAAGTTTACCGGACGTATCCACGAGTGTGCCAACCCTAATCCACCGGAGACTGAGTTTTGAACATCGTCTTTTGTGACATTGAAACTGACGGTTTAGACGCCACTACCATCTGGTGTGCTGTCTGCCGACACAACTTAGAGAGCGAGGTGATTTGTAATGAAGCAGATTTCAAGGCGTATGTATCGCGTAAAGCGCCAGCTAAATTCATATTCCACAACGGAATTGGCTTTGATGTTCCTGTGGTCGAGCGTATTTGGAATTTTACTTTTGACAGGAGCATGGTCGCTGACACTCTAGTAATGTCTAGGCTGGCTGACCCAAGCAGGTCTGGTGGACACTCGTTGCGTAACTGGGGAAACATCCTAGGGTTTGCAAAGGGTGACCACGAGGATTGGTCGCAGCTTACACCACAGATGATTGACTACTGCATACGTGACGTAGAGTTGACTGAGGCGGTGTACAACAGGCTACGGGTAGAGCTAGAGGGTTTCTCACAGGCCAGCATTGACCTAGAACACAGTGTGCAGTGGATCATACAGGAACAGGAGCGTAACGGGTGGCTACTGGATCAACGTCTGTGCCACACGCTGTGCGCTAGGTTCAAGGAGCGTATGTATGAAATCGAGGAAGAACTCCAGAGGGTGTTCCCGCCGATTGTTGAAGAAAGGATCTCTGAGAAAACAGGCAAGCGCCTTAAGGATAAAGTTACGGTATTCAATCCCGGCTCAAGGCAACAGGTGGCAGAAAGACTTGAAGCTAAGGGTGCTGTTTGGTCGGAACTCACACCGTCTGGTAGGCCACAGGTGGACGAGAGGACGCTTGAGGAAAACAAACATATACCGGAAGCTGTTCTCGTCCTTGAGTACCTTCTTCTGCAGAAGCGTTACGCACAAGTATCCTCTTGGATAGAACACGTTGAGGACGACGGTAGGGTACACGGGAGAGTTACAACCAACGGTGCTATCACAGGACGGATGACACACCAGAACCCTAACATGGCACAGGTTCCGTCAGTCAACTCTCAGTTTGGCAAGGAGTGTCGTGACTGTTGGATTGTACCAGAGGGACGCAAGCTGGTGGGAGTAGACGCCAGTGGACTAGAGCTACGTATGTTAGCTCACTACATGGGCGACGAGGAGTTTACAAATGTCTTGCTTAGAGACGATATTCACACCAGAAATCAAACTGCTGCTGGACTTGCAACAAGACCTCAGGCAAAGACTTTCATCTACGCTTTCCTCTACGGAGCAGGAGACGCAAAGATTGGAAGTATCATCGGAGGAACTGCAAGAGATGGGTATGCGCTTAGGACACGCTTTCTACGAAATACACCTTCTCTTGAAACTCTACGAGAGCGAGTTGGACAGGCGTCTAGGAAGGGTTACCTCACTGGCCTCGACGGAAGAAAGCTCTGGGTCAGGTCAGAACATAGTGCACTGAACACGTTACTACAGGCGGCTGGTGCTATCATTATGAAGAAGGCTCTAGTGCTTCTGGATGACTACGCTACTCAGCACAACATTGACTACAAGTTTATAGGGAACGTACATGACGAGATACAATCGGAGGTGGCTTCAGAACAAGCAGAGAAGTTCGGCTGGCTCGCAGTCGAGTGCATCAAGGCGGCTGGCATTTCTTTTGAACTCAGATGTCCACTCGACGGAGAGTACAAGGTCGGACAAACATGGTCGGAGACACACTAATGAAACTAATGGATCCAAGTAGAGTAGGTGATATAGCAGAGTTTTATGCGGTTACATGGTTGTGGGATAACGGTTACGAAGTTTACCTCAATCCCGGTTCAACCGGATTTGTAGACATGGTGGCTTGGAAAGACGGAGAGTGTACTTTAGTTGACGTAAAAACACTACACAATAAGTACAAAACGGGACAGATAAAGCAAACTAGGACAGAACAACAAGTTAAATACAACGTAAGATTTCTAGGTTTTCACCCTAAGACTCGCAAACTACGATGGATAAACCACAAGGACACAGCATGAACAAACTTTACTCACTGGTAGACGATATCTACAAGGTGGTTTCTGAGAAGCAGCCAGCAGAAGGTGTTGACCTGATAGACGAGATAGACCGCTTTGGTGAGAACTGCAAGCGCCTCATGTCTAACCTGTTCACAGAGAAGCGTGACGGACGTAAGCTGCGTATGTCTAACATCGGGCGTGATGATCGTTACCTGTGGAACGTGGTCAACAACCCAGACGTACAAGAGGAGATGACACCTAACACATACGTCAAGTTTATGTACGGGCATCTGATCGAAGAGATGCTGTTGTTTCTCACCAGACTATCAGGACACGAGGTGACAGATGAACAGAAGCAGTGTGAAGTTGCGGGTGTTACAGGGTCTATGGACTGCAAAATTGACGGTGTTGTCACTGATGTTAAGAGTGTCTCCACTTTTGGGTTTAAGAAATTCAAGGACGGAAGTCTGGCTTTTGATGATCCGTTTGGATACGTTGCTCAAATTAAAGGATACGCACATTCAGAAGGAGAAACTAAGTTCGGCTGGTTAGCGATGGACAAACAGAACGGACACCTGACGTACCTCATGTACGACTCTGAGGACACACAGGCTCCCGTGTACGACAAGATCTCTTACGACATAGAGGAGCACATCAACCGCGTAAAAAAGCTCGTAGAGCAACCGGAAGCACCAGAGCACTGCCACGAAACCGTACCAGATGGCAAAAGTGGAAATCAAAAGCTCGCAGTCGGTTGTTCCTATTGTCCCTACAAGCATACCTGCTGGCCCGGACTAAGAACATTCATCTACTCAAGTGGTCCAAGGTACTTAACAGAGGTGGTCAATGAGCCGAAGGTCGCGGAAGTCTAAGCTAGGAAACTTTAGGTCGGAGTTTGAAAAAGATGTCGCAAAGCAGTTACAACCATTTGGCTTTAGCTACGAGCCGTTCCAAGTGGACTACATCATCCCACGGAAGTACACCCCAGACTTTGTGTACGAAAGAGGAGACAGAGCTTACCTCATTGAGTGCAAAGGATACTTTAGAGCAGGAGATACGCAAAAGTATAAAGCGATCTCTAGGTCATTACCGTGGACGCAAGAACTCATCTTTGTGCTGATGAAGCCTAACCAGAAAGTGAGTAAAAGTACCAAACTTACTATGGCTGAATGGTGTGACAAACACGAGATTTTATGGTATAATATAGATACACTTAAGGAGTTAGTCGATTATGTCTCTGACACTAGAAGAAATTAAGGAGCGTCTGTTGCGGTTATACGACCCTGATGATCTTCTGGAAGCACTACAGATTTCTGCTGAAGATATACTGGACAGATTTGAGGACAAACTGATACGCAAGCTAGACGAGTTTCAGGAGGAGCTAGAGGAAGAAGCGTATGCAGAATGAGTGGACAACTTATTTGGATAAACACGGTGAGGTTATGACTTACGGATCTATAGACGAAGCTAAACCAGAGGATTGGGACAAGGTGAACAAGAGTAAGACGTTTACAGGCAAACTGTTCCACCCTAGTGACAAGCACAACCCTGTGACACAACCAGATCACTACAACAAGGGAGCCATCGAAGCCATCGAAGCAATCAAGGCGTCCATGCACCCACAAGAGTACAAAGGGTACCTCAAGGGAAACTGCCTG